AAACAACCGCATTGGCTTCTGCCTGTGTTGCTGCAATACGTTGTTGTGCTGCATTTGTTTCAATGGCACTTAAAGATTGAGTAGCAGTGGCAAAGTTATTCATCAATTTGTCTAGCCTTTCCCACATTTCAGTAAGTTCAATCATTGCGTCAATGGTGGTAAATATTGAATCAACAATATATTGAAATTGCTCCCATCCGCTCATTTCATCAAAATTCTCAAATCCTTTGATGGTATCAATCAGTTGATTACTAACACTAACAGTTTGTTTAATACCTTCGTAAGTACCTCTACGCACTTCTTTATCAAGCTCTTTTATAGCTTCTTGGGCTTGCTTCAATTGGAACTTATCTTCAAGGCTAACTACGTGAGAACCTAACATTTGAATAGCATTATCTAGTAACTTAACCTGATTAAGTAACTCATTACTACCTTCGGTTTTTAACTCCTTCGCCCTAGCAATATCATCTTCCGTCACATTGGAACGTACCTGTTTTAATTTATCCAATTGGGCTTTTAAGTAGTTCAATGTAACTTGGCTACTTTTATCTTCTTTAGCATCAAAAGACAAGAAATCCCATTTGTTGATTTTTTCTCTGCCTGCTCCTGACATCGTATTATCATAGGATTTTTTCAGCCAAGCAGCACGGGAACTGGCTTCTCTATTATAACGATTCAATTCTTTTGCACGTTCTTCATCATCATTTTCTTTCTTTAAAGTCTTGATTAATTCTTCTCTTGTTTTAATCAAGTCCTTATATTTTGCTGTTTCGAGTTTGGAAGCGTCTCCATTAAACTCATAACTAGAAATAAGTGATTGAAGAGCAGATAATTTCTTTTCGTGAAATTTCTTTTCATCGATTAAATTTAAACTTAATTCTTTTGAATAATAGTCCAAATTGATGGCGTATCTCTTTTCAGCATCAGCGATTGAGTTTTCACGTTGTTCGGCTTTCTTATCAGGTTTTGGTATATTGGCAATTGATTGATTTTTTATGAATTGGTAAGAACCAGTCGTTTGAGCATATTCAAGTGAATTTCGCTTATCACCTTTTTTATCTGTATAGGTTTGCCCGTCTAGTTCCTTATAAATTTCATCAATCAAATCTTTTGCTAATGTGTTGATTTTCTGCTTGATTTCTTCATCGCCCCATCCCTTTGCGGTGCCTTCTTTACGTACATTAGCGATAGCCAAATTCAGTTCACCTTCTTTATCGCTTAGGTACTTATCAATGTCAGATGTCAACTTGTCTTTGACAGGTTCATTTTCAGGAAAATTTCTATTTAACTCCTTAATTTTTAATCCTGCTTTTGCATTGTAATGAGCTATGGTTAGATTGGCAAATCTTTGTGCAGTAGCATTCAAATACGTTGAATCTCGTCCTTCTTTAAAAGCATCTTGAAATAATTTAATTAATTCTTGTTTTTTAATTGAATCATTTTTATTACCTAATAAAATATTTGTTACATTATTCTTAAAATCATTTTGTTTAATTTCTGCAACTTCGGGAATGAGACCATTTTCTTTGTACATTATTTGTACCTTTTTCATCCACTCCTTAAAAACAGCATTTTTCTCAAAGAAGCTCTTATTTAGTTCTTCTACCGCATCGTTCTTAGCCTTGAAGGTGTTGTATTGCTTTTGCCACTTGATAACATCTTTGATTCTATTTGCTAGCTTATCATACTCTTCTGCTGACTGATTAACACTAATTTTTTCAAGATGTAATTTTTCAAGCAGTTCGGGATATTCCCTTTTCAATTTGCTCATAGCCGCTTGCCAAGCATAGGAACTACTTTCGTGTTCTCTCAATATCGATACCAGTTGAAGAAATGAGGTCTCTAATTTGTTATTATTGGTAGTGGCTTCATTCATTAATTTATTAGCGTTTCTGACAGCTTCCGTACTCTTCCGCCAAGCACTAACTAAAGAAGTTCCTACTACTGAAACAAGGGTAAGAGCCAATCCAATCCAGCCCCCGAAGAAGCTATATATACTTCTACCAACAGTTTTAGCAGCAGTTCCGATTTTACCAAATACGCTTGTCATTGTACTTTGGAAATTGGAAGCACTAGCAACAATTTTGCTTTTATCTCGTTCAAAATCTACATAGGCGGTACGTAGTACATTAACATTAACGCCTTGTGTTTGACGATTCATTGTGGCTAATGTGTCAGCTACATTCGCAATGGCTCTTTTGTATTTTTGTGTATTAGTAGTACTAGCGTTAGTAATGTAGCTCAAATCGTTCATCAACTTCTGATAGACCTTTCCATTTTTGGTTGATAAATCAAATTGAGTAGCAACTTGTCCCAATTCTTGGTGTAAATTCCTGTAATAATTTGCTGTTGACTTATCTACTCCTGAATTTATATTGGTGATACTTTGAGCTATCGCAGCGTTTTGGTACGCATCCCCTCTTTTGTTCAGTTCTTTGGTGTATTCTTGTTCGGCAAAGCTCTTTAATTTAACCTGTGTTTTTTGAAATAATCCACCAATTTTAGATAGAGCCAAACCGACTGCACCGACCATTACAGTGGGAACGTCCTGAATCCTACGAATGAACTCTGCTAGTATGTTGAGTGGTTGAGTAAACAAGTTTTTAAAGCTATCAAAGACTTTTATCTGTGTGTTTTCATATACACTGATAAGCGTTTTTTGAGCTTTTTCAAACTCGCCCAAGCCTTCCTCGAACATTCGTGCAGCTTCTCCCTGACTGTTGGCTACGGCTTGATATAATTCACTCATATCACTCCCAAGTACTGCCGCCATCTTCGGCGCACCCAACTTATTGGCGAACTGGCTTAAATCCTGAATTGAGAAACCCATAGCGGCTTTTTTCATACGTTCAAGGGTCTTTATAAGTCCCTCGCTTCTAAGGCTTACTTCATCTAGTTGGATTCCATATTTCTGTGCTACTTTGATGGCGTCAGGGGTCTTATCGGCAATCGCCAAGATGATTTGTTTCAAGCCCGTTCCCGCCTCAGAACCCCTAAATCCTTGATTTGCAAGGCTTCCCAAAGCTGTTGCTGTTTCTTCAAGTGAAACACCAGCCGACTTCGCTATCGGAGCTGCGATTTTGAACGCTTCAAAAAGTTCCAATACGTTGGTAGCAGTATTGGAAGCTGTTGCTGCTAATACATCATTTATTCTAGTTAAATCCTTAGTAGATAGTCCAAATGCGTTCATAGATGTGGTGGCAATATCAGCGGCTTCCGCCAAACTAATAGCCTGACTTTGTGCTAATTGAAGAACACCGCCCAATGCTTCTTTTGCCGCAACAGGTTTTAGACCATTTCGGATTAGTTGTTCCAAAGCGGTAGCAGCTTCCGTTGCGGTGTATTTCGTGTCACGTCCCAACCTCATAGCTTCTTCTCGTAGTGCTTTCAAATCATTAGTAGAAGCCTTTGATATAGCCTGAACACGTGCCATTGCATCTTGGAACTGTGCACCCGCTTGAATCATATCACGACCAAACTGTAAAGCCGAAAAACCTGCAAAAGCATTGACAGCTAGCTTTTTAAATTTGCCAAGTTGTGATTGTATGTTTTTAATTCCTTTCTGAAAGTTCTCTGCTGCTAACTTGACAGCAATAGAGAAATCTAGTTTTTTGCTCATTATTTTTGTTTGTGTTAATAATTTTATTCAGGTTGCGTCCATTCAATTGAACCACTATTCATAAAGTTCTTCAATTTATCTTGGTGATTATCAATAACTTTCAATCCTTCTTTTTCTTTCTCTTCTTTTTCCCAAGAAAATGGAAGTAATTCATTTACAGATAGTTTCTTGGAGTTGATATGCGGCATTATAGTGAGATACGTAAACAACCTCTTTTCCTCTAGTCTGTTTTTGTTTTTATCATCACGATATTTGATGTAGCTATCTATTTCGGAATAGTGCATCTCATTGAGAACGTAGTTAATATCCAAGTTGCAGTCCATAACCAGTATCGGAACAAGTTGGTAGATGTAGACTTTTGGTTGTTCTTCTTTATTTGGTGTGTTATTTTTAGTATGTATTTCTTTATTTATATCCTGATTATTGAAGAACTGGCTTTCAAAGAGAAATATCTGTTGAAGTCTCTGATTTATTTCTTCAACGAATTTTTCGTCTGTAAATAAATATTCTATTGTTTCTTGGTATGTGCGCTTGAAGTCATTATTCGACACCAACATACAATACAACAAGGGAATGACATCTTCTTCTGAACCTCTAAATTCAGAGAATGGTCTACCTGTCAACCTTTCATAAAATATAATTGATTTGATATTTAATTTTAAATTGAAATTTAATCTCTTCATTATCTAATTTTATTAGATATGTTTTTATTCATTAAAATGAATAAGTATTACAATAAAGGTACTCACGCGCGCACGTACATTATTATATATAGGTATAAAAAAAGGTGAGTAACCGAAATTACCCACCTTCAAAATTGATTATTGTTTTTATGCTTTTGCATCCGTTTTTGTCAATGCGCCATCGCCTGTTAACTCGATGCTCATTGTACATACAGAACCATTGTCTGCACTCAAATTACAACTCGTGCAATATGCTTGACCTGTGTAATAAGTTTTGCTTTCGTCCATCTCAAAGTTACCTGCTGAAATATCCGTAGTCTGTCCGAATTTAATCAAGAATGGTTTTCTTTGTGTCATCATATCAACGAAAAAGCCGTATCCCGTCTCATCGTAGGACATTAGAGATTCGGTACTTACAGTCCATTGCAACTTGCCAGGTAATGCAGAAGCCCAAACTCCCGCCATTTTATTTGATGTATCGATTGCGTCTTGTGACAAGTTCAAAGAACAAGAAGTACTGTAAGCAATTGGGTTATAAGTATCGCCACTGCCACTTTTTACATAAAGGAATAACTCATCCCCCAAGATTAAATTATCAGATGTATATGTATTTGCCATATTTTTATTTTGTTTGTTATTTTATTTTATTGAAAATGAGAGAGTTTGTATATAAACGTCTCCATCGTAATCTTCTGTGCTATCAATCATTTCGATAGCATTTATATTTTGTTGTTCAGTGTTTATTTTGTATTTACCATCAAGACATTGAAAGACTGCATCAGCGATTTTTTGTGATTCATCATAAGAAGAAGAAACACAAGAAATAAAGACAATACAGTTATGGAAAGCTATCCCTGTTTTAGTTCTATCGATACTATATTCGTCTCTTACGTAGACTATATAATTACCTTGTGTATTTTCAGGAGCTATAATAGGAAAGATTTTATTTCCTACCAATTCTTTTATCTTTTCATCAGCTAATAGCCTTTCCCTTATCAATGTACACACACTAAATTTTGTCTGTAATTTTGAAGGATAAAAACTAATGTTATCCATTTCGTCTGTTTTTTATGTTTGTTATTGATGCTTTAATCTGATTGAGAATTAACACCATAGCCTTCGGAGTTTCTTTTTGTCTAGTATCTTCCCAAAAGGCATTACCAGTTACGAATCCTCGATATTGAGCTTTACGGGTGTATCTTTTTCGTGTCCCCTGTGATACAAGATGTGCGTGCTTTCCTGTTTGCTTGAATCCGACCAATGCTCCGAATTTTCTCTTTTTGATTCTATATGAAAATGACTTCAATAGATTACCCGACACACCCTTTCTGCTTTTCATTCGTTGACGAAGTTTCAATCTACCTTTAGCCATCAGGTATTGGCTACCCTTTTTCAAAGCTGCATCCACTACCTTATGTTGGGAAACGCTATCACCAAGTTCTTGAATCGCATCCTTAACAGTCTCTAAGTTAAGTAATTCTATTTCAATATCTAAATCCTTATTAGTCATTACTTATTAATTTTTTGAACTGTTATTTTGAGGGTTCTATCCCAAATGTTTTCGTCAATAGAGACTATCTTATATTCAGTGTCTTTATAACTAATTATATCGCTATCTTGAATATCAGGAAAATATCTTATTTGAAATACAATAGATTGAGAATCAAAAAGTTCTTTTGCCACTTCTTTATTTTGACCTGTACTTTTTAATCGATAGGCTCTCAATAAAGCTATTTCTTTCTTTTGCTTTGTGATTTCACCAGTTGGAGACTGAACATTCTCATACCTATATATAATGATGAACTCACGTAATAATGCTGCTCTCATTCAGTAACCTCGCTTTCTCGTTTATAAGATTTGTATGGTTGAAGCAGATATTCAAATGAGAATGGAATCCGATAAGGAACGGCATTGAAAGCAATTGATTCTCTGTTGTTATACAAGTTACCACACATTATTTTAATAGCTTGTAATATCGGGTATGGAAGCCTTTCATCCACCACTAAATCATCCAATTTTACATTCAAGTACTTTTCTATAATTTCCTGTGAAGCATCAATGTAATCAGCGAGTATGATGTCATCCGCTTCAAAATCAACATATAAATGTCTTTTTATTTCTTCTACTGTAACGTATCTCATATCGCTAGTTTTTATTTTTTATTGATAAATGAAAGAGACATCAAATTAATCAATGTCTCAATCATTTGGATTTATATAATTATGCAATTTTCATAACTGCAAATGCTTCAGGACGAATTACTTGTAATGCGATATTGTCGTTAAAATTGATTTCAGTAATGTTCTCTTTGGAGCGTGATAAGTTATCTACCACTAAGTCAGGCGCACCAACTTTTTGAATTAAGAAGTTAGAGAATACACCAAAACCAATGTAGCCCGATACCGCATTTGAAACCAATACAGGGAAGCCATTCATAACGCCATTTTCCAATACCATACGACCTGAACCTGCATCGATTGGAGTCGTTTTCAATTCGGCTTCAACATCAGGAGAAACAACATAAGCTGCTGTATTATCGAATATTACGTTATTCTTTTTCACCTTTGATGCTAATTTCACGATGTTTTTGTAGCTGATTGCAGTATTACCAGTTTCAGCAGCATACGCATCCACGAAACAACCCTTTTGTGAGTTAACAGCTTCTTTAGCGAACATTACTTTATTAATCAATTGAGCTTCGCTTTTTCCTGCTAAGTTGATAGCATAGTTAACTAAATTGATGTCAGCTTCTTTGATGGCAGTATTTGAGAAAGGCAATGATAAACCAACTCTGAAAGGAACAACTTTAGTTTTTGCAAATTCTAATTTTTGACCTACAAGTTCGGTAGTCTCACCCTCAATACTTGCTTCAACTGAACTTACTGATGGCATAACAACAGCCTTGCCAGTCGTGATAACTTTGATTCCCAATTTGTCAACGATAAGTGCATCTTGGAGTGGTTCAAGCAATTCGGTTGCATATTCACCTCTAACTGCATCCACTTCAACAGAAGTAGTATCACCAGTATTAGCTGCTCTCAAACTGATTACATTTCCTGCAACATTTTCTAAATCTTCAATGCTTCTGTTGTTAGCGATAGCTTGCATAGCTAAAGCAATATTTTCTCTGAAATTTCTTTTCATATTTTTTTTGTCTGTTTTATTTTGTGTTTCAATTATTTCAGTACTTCTTAATTGTACCTGTAAGTCTTTTAACTCATTTTCCTTTGTTTCAAACAAGGATTTTTCATCATCATTTAGACTTCTCTTTTCTACTTCGGCATTATCAATAAGTTCACGTAACTCTTCTTTGATAAGTGCGATTCTATCTATTAATTCCATTAATTAAGTCTTTGTCTGTAATTATTTAGCTCTTGTTTCCAAGATTCGTCTGTCTGTGTTTCTGTCCGTTCTGTTTGTGCTTCCACCATTTCATCGATTGAACGACAACTGATTTCTGTTTGACTGTATGCTGCATCGAATACGGCTGATAAATCGAAAAGTCCTCGAATACTCTTAACAGTTCTAGTTGGTATCTCTCTATCAGAAAAATCCCACTCTATTGAATCCCCATCCGTAAAAGCGAAAGAGCAAGTAGTCACTTCACCTCGTCTTATCATTTCTTTTAAGTCGTTACCAATACCAGTATTTGGAATCTCAAAACTGAAATACACACCATCTTCTCTCACCTCAACGTTCAGGCTTCCAGTTCCCTTGTTCCGTCTAGCCAATAACCTTTCCTTGTCGTGGTTGAATAAGAACTTAATATCTGAATTATCTATTAATTCTTGTGTGATGGCTTCTCTATCAATTATCTCTCTAAAGAATCTTCTCTTTTCTTTATCATATAAGACGTTGGAAGTACAGTTAAAACGAATAGCGTAACCTTCAATGATGTTATCATTCTCTTGAAAACTAGATTCTATGCTTCTGATTTCCATAAGTTTATAAATCGTTTACTTCTATGTTTGTTTTGTTATTTTTAGTATCAATCAAGATGTAATATCCTGATTTTCAGTTGATTCATTTTTAATTGATTTATCATCAATAGAATCTACTGTTACTTTATAATTCTGAATAGATTGAAGGTTGGTTGAAACAAGGATTTCATCGCCACCCTCTACTTCATCCTTATTAAAGGTTCTACGAACATCATTCACGGATAAGATACCCATTTCAATCTGTGTTTTGTAGTTTTTCATTATGTCATTAAAATAAGGAAGCGTTGTTCTATCGAACTCTATTTTATATCTTGATGAAACTGAATCAGGGATTAATTTACTATTAAAAGCTGCTTCGATTTTTTTCAGAATCGGATTAAGCGTATCGATGTAAAAATTCAACTGGTCTTGCTGTGCCGCCTGATAATTTGAACCTAAAGAAATACCTAATTTTGAAAGACTTACACCCATAAATCGGGCTAAATCAGATAAACTATATTGTTTATTATCAAGTAGTAAGCTATCTTTTGCCGACAAACTCATTGATTGAAATTTCACGCCCGAAGGCAAGGTCATAATGTCTTTTCCTGAATCAATCTCGTTTTGAATATTTGTTTGAATATCAATAAGTTGAGAATCCTGTGCATCGCCAAATCCGATAACAGAGGATTCACTTGAAATGATACCCTTCATCTTGTTACCATTACTCAAAGTAGATAAGCTCTCACTATCGCAAGCAGAAGCAAGTCCCAATGTCTTTCCGCAATAGTCCACGACCGATTTTCCAATAATATTTTCTAAAGATTTATGACGTAGATGAATAATTTGGTTGCTATTAAATAAGCCTGAAACACCATTATATGTATCTGTGACGTTGTATGTATTGGCGATTACATCGTGGTAAACCGAATGGGGATATAACAACACCAGTTCTTTAACATCGCTACTTGCATTTCTTTTTATCAGGATATAAGCGTTTCCAAACATAATTAACTGAAAAACAAGACCTTCCAATAGTTCATAGATGGTTTGACGATTGTTCGGAGTTCTCGTCAGTACATTATATAATGTATTTTTCTCGTCTGCTTTCCAAAAGCCCTTCTTATCTTTACGATAGATACCCAAAGGAATGGAAGCAACCGAATCCGTCAGAATACTAACACCTCTATAAATAACAGAATTGGTAAGAGCTTTTTCCTCGTCATAAACAGCCGTGTACTTGTTCTGTTTAGCTCCCACGTATCTGACATTGACATCTCCAGTTCGTTTGTTTTCCTTATCCTTATTTTTAAATAAATTTCTTATTTTGAATTTCATTTTATTTTGTTTGTGTTTTTATTTTTATTCGATTGTGATGTGGATTTCTTCTTTAGTATTGCGTAACAATGCTGTCAACTTATCACTAGTTACACGTGAATTGATTACCTGTCCTTTCACTTTATTGAAGCCTACTAAAAGACAACCGAGCGTGTCTTCTGCTGTATTACCAGAGTGGACCCTAATTCCACTGAATCCCTTAACATTCAATAAAATAGGTAGATAGCGTTTAAACTTGGGACTGTATGTGACTTCAATCTTATATCGACCTTTCGGAACAGCAGTCTTACCATATACCTTAATCTTCTTTATCTGTTCTTCTGTCATATCATCAGTTAATCCTCTATCAACATCTTCGAGTACGTCAGACCAGTAATTACCATCAATGTACAGGTGTCCTATCGTATATTTATCACCACGAAATATTCTTTTTAATAATAATTCCATATTCTATTTTTAATAGTTATGTTTTTATTGATTAAAATGCTTAACGCTTATAATTTTGGAACATTCCAAGACACATCAAAATACAAATTATACCATCGATTTTATCGTTACGAGATTTTTTAATAGGCTTCTTATTTTGCATCTTATCCTCGTCAATCATCACGTTACTAATACAATAAGCATTCAAGGGATTATCATCAAATTTTAGTCTGCCCTCGTAAATAGCCAATTCGAACGATTCGACTGGACTAGTGAAATTGCTGTATGTTTGTGAGTAAGGGATAGCGCATTTGATTCCTGCCGTTTTTATGATATTGATGAACTCCTTACTTCTGTATGCGTCATAGCCTATTTGTAGGATATTCACAAACTTGGAATTACTAATTATATCGCTTGCTATTTGCTTGTAATCAATAACTTCATTGCCACAAATGATTAAATACCCCTTATCTATCAGTTCTTGATACATTGCCCTATTAGGGTGATTCTCTGCTGTTTGTTTTGGGATATAATAAAAATTTTTGAATACAAATCTCTTGTTTATACTATCATAGAGAGCATAGCAGACACAACTAAAATCATCTTTGACACTTAAATCGACACTAACCATACATTGAGGTCTTGATTTAAGCATTGAAAAATCGAAGTGTTCTGTATTTCGTTCAATAATATTTTTATTAATCCAAATTTCCGTAGCATTTTTGGTGAACACATTCAATAATTTAGTCTTAAATTCCATCATATCGTCAGCAGACATTAACGCCTTCTGATACTCTGTCCGATAGAACTCTTCGTTAACTGTCACGCCAATGTGAGGTTGAACTTTATACCAAGTATCAACACTGGATAAATCATCTTCTTCATCAGGTTGGAATATGGAAGCGAAAATTGAATCATTGATTATTTCACCCTCTAAAATTTTCTTGTAATTTTCCAACATACTAGTGAATGGCGTTTCCAATTTGCTTGAAGCTGTTGTTATGGTAACTGTTAACGGATTTTTTCTTACACCCATTGAACTAGTTAATACGTTTCTCAAATCAGCACTATCGGCTTGACTATATTCATCAAGTATCACCATACTGGCATTCAAACCGTCTAGCCTATCAGCAGAAGTACTTAAACAACGAATGAATGAAGTCCTGTTCGGCATTAAATTATAAATAATCTCACGATTCAATCGGAAATGTGACAACTTGGGGTCTAATGCTTTTAATGAATTTCTAATGATGTCAAAACAAATCTTACTTTGAGCGAATGAATTAGAAGCTACATAAGCCTGTGCATCCGAATCACAAAAAAGGCAGTCATAAATTGCTAAAGAAGCAACAGAAGTGGTTTTGGAAAATTTTCGTGGCACGAACAACAAGGCTTCCCTAGTTAATCTATATCCTGATTCTTTTTTATAAAATCCTAGAACACAGGAAAATTGAAATACTTGGACTGGCGTTAACTCAAAAGACTGCATCCCCTTATTGCTTGGGAATTTTAAGTGCTCGTAAAACACAATAAATTTCTTAATCTCTTTGATATTGAAGATTAAATCATCACGCTTTAGGAAGTCCAAGAACCTGAATACGGCTAGTATTTCGTATTTGTTATGGTGATTGGGATTAGCTAGAACTTCATCAACATAGATATGTAGCCTGCTATCAATTTTAATTAGCTGCTCGGTTGGTATCTCATATAATTTTATCTTTTCAATTACTTCATCTTTAGTCATTTAAGGTTATTCATTATCAATGTTATTCATAGCACTTATTAGGTTGCTCAACGGGTCTGTATCTGCCACCGCAGTTACTTTCGCATCCAAGCTCAATCCTAATTCCTTTAAGTTCTTGCGTAGAGATTCGGAGCAATTGACTAATTCGTTGAGAATTGGATTCTTCTTCTTTGATACCCCGCCACCACGTACAGACTGTTCTACTATTGTGGATTCCGACACAAACGTATTTACAAGTTTATTATATTGGAAGAGCAGACAAGCAACGTTGAATATCTGTATATCCAATGAAGAATCATATAATCCTTTTTCTGTAAGTAGTTCAGTCAGATAATTAATTAACTTACGAATATTCTTATCTATTTTTAATATGTTTAGTAAATTCATTTTTATTTCTTTTTTAGTTTATGTTTTTAATTGAAGTATTTATTAAAGAAATCATTCAATTTCTTTTTATTTAATTCATTATTTGTTTGTTTTTTGTGTTTTTTCATCGCTATATGAGTGTCAGCGTGGCACTTATGACATAACGATTGAAGGTTAACAGGGTCATAGGCTAAAGTTTCCATTCTATCATATTCCTTTTCTGATTCAATTGGCTTCAAATGGTGTACTTCAGTGGCAATATCACCACAAATAGCACAAAGAGGGTTCCTCTTCAACTGCTCATTACGTAGTTTTCTCCACTTATGACAATTGATTAATTTTATGTAGTCTTTATTTCTACTCATTTTGTTTTAATGTGAAAGAAATTATTTAGTTGGTTATCACAGTCTTCCTGATTCTTGTATTTAACCTTATTGATATAAATTCTAATGATGGTTTCGTGTAAAACGTCTCTCTTGGAATACCCCTTCTTGGTTATTTTATCATCATTCCTAGAGAACTTGACGAACAGGGCTTTGTAGTTTCTTTCCAACCAATTATCGATATATTGCTTGTTTTTCAAGTTGGCAGAGTATGGTACATATCTTTCTTCGCAGATGTAGTTCTCGTTTACAAACTTGTTATTTAATATCATTGGTAAGTAGGATTAAGTCTTCATTATTGAACTCATTCAGAGTGATTTGCGTTCTTTTGGAAGGGCTTCGTTTTGGCTTTTCAAACTGGAACATCATTTCACCATCTTCTAGCTCTCTAAAGATGTCTTCAATGGTTTCTTCTTTTCTCTTTTTTTGAGAATAGATATTGCAAAAGACATTCACAATGGTTTTAGCCAGTTCGGCATTGCTTCTGAACTTATATGAAGTCTTTATCTTGCTCATTTGAGCATACAAATTATCGTCAACTCTGAACAAAATATTGTTTGTGTTACACATAATTATCTCTTTTATATATAAATAGCAAAAGGGATTGAAAAATCAATTTCAACCCCTTCTTTTTTTTACATAAAAATTAATTTATTTCTTCAATTCTTTTTCAATTAAATCTCTTTGTTTCTGTTTTAAATTATCAGCTTCTTTAATTGTTATTTCTTTCCAATTTTCTATTTTATCATTTACTCCCAAAAATATTTTTTCGCTGAATATTCTGTCCTTTAAATCGATGTCAGATGCTTGGGTCAGAATGTGACCTTCGGTTGGTTCTACGATTTGAACTGTATATGTTGATTGTTTCATTTTGTATTTGTTTTTTATTTCATTATTATGCGATAGTCCAGCCTTTTGCACTGGCTATGGCTATTTGGTCTTCGGTTAGTTTTTCAACGTTGGTAGTTCCTAAAGTCAATGTACACATCAAACCACCTACTGACAAATCAAGTGCTTCATTGATTATATTCATCAGTGATTCGGCTGTCAAGTTCACACAATTCGATACATCAAAATTAATTCTTAGGTTATGGAATCCTGCTAGGGTTGTTATTGCCATATTTGTGTCCCAGTTATACCCCAAGAAATTTGGGGCATTTGTTACATTGGTAAAATCAAGTAATGGAAGATTATTCAACTTATAACACATACTAAACATTGAATCTACCGTAGTCGCATTTGAAGTATTCAATTCAGGAATTACCTCTAGGGCATAACAGTTGCTAAACATATTATTCATATTCTCAACCTTAGATGTGTCTATGAGTGGTATTGTTACCAAAGCCGTACAATCGCTAAACATTCCATAAGTCGTTGTAGCGTTACTAGTATTCAATTCAGGAATTTCCTGCAAATTTTTGCAATAGGCAAACGCCTGATTGAAATTAGTTACATTACTAGTATCTAATAGTGGAATATTCTTTAAAGACGAGCAGCTAGTAAACGCACCAGTCATTGAATTTACATTTGACGTATTAATCAGTGGTAGCTCTTGTAAAGCTGAACAATAACTAAATGAATTATCAAGGTTAGTAACAAATACTGTATCTACAAATGGAAAATACACCAAATTTGCATCACCATTGAAATATATGGTATCACTCATATTCCAGTTATTGTAAATCTGCTTGGCGTAATTGAAGCCATCAGTCAAAGATTGGGGTTGCCCTGAATAACCTATTTCACTCCAATCCAAGCCACTTTCACCACCAGTTGAAATCTCACCAATTTTGGAAGCATAAATAGAAAAAGGGTCACTATCAGCAATAGGAATATTCTTCGCTTTAATCGCTGTCTTGATTGCTTCTTTTGTTTCGAGTAACTTATTTAACTTATCTATCGTTGCCATATCAAATTACCTCTCCATTTATTTCATCCAACATTGTATTGATACTACCAATTGAATTTTCAATGTCGGTTATTTGTTTTTTGATTGCCGTATCATCATAATTGGTTAGACTTGCTAATTTTGTCTTTTCAGAAGTGGTATAGTCATTAGAACTCAAAACCTTTCCTTCTACTTTATCGACCTTACTATTTAATTCTGTTTTGGAAGCCAAAGTTGAAATATCAGGGATAGCTGTTTTATCGGCTTTTGTATTTAACTTGGTATCTGTTTCTGATTTAGTATAGTAATTAGAAAGGTCACCACCACTACCACCTTCAGCAGCTCCCATTACACTTATATCTTGAAAATCTATATTTATCATCTTAATCTAAAATTTTAATGGTTACATTATTGGTAGATTCGATTTTTAAGTACATCATAAATTTGGCATTTATAATGTTAATGATGTCGGTATCAGCTATATCGATATTTGATGTGTGTTCAATCCAAGTCACGCCATCAACGCTCGCATACAAGGTTATTTCTGTTGCTCCTTCAACCTGTATCATCAATTTTTCCGATTTTAAATTAATGATGGCTTCATATTTATCATTATTCTGATTTAATATTAATTCTTTCATTCGTATTTATTTTTATTCGTTATTTAGGCTAAAGTCCAGCCTTTGAAACTGGCGATAGCTATCTGTTCTTCGGTTAATTTTTCGATATTGGTTGAGCCTAATGTAAGGGTGGCAGTTCCCCCTGTTTCTGATAAGTCCTTAGCTTCATTTATCACGCTCATTATGGAATCTGCCGTTAGCTTTCTTGAAGAGGATAAATCCAAGTTTACGGATAAATTTGAGAATCCACTAAGTTCCACCAACTCACTACAAGCTAGCAACATACTTCGTAATTGTTCGGCTTTTGTGAAGTCAAGTAATGGTATTTTTACCAACTTGGAACAACCACCAAACATCAATTGAGCACTATATAGGTTACTTGTATCGAATTGAGGAACGGTAGTCAGACTAGTACAGTTATAGAACATTTCATCAAAATGTACAACGTTACTAGTGTCTAACAGGGGAACTTGCATCAGGTTAGCACAACTTGAAAACATAGCAGTCATATTATCAGCATTACTGGTATCAACCTTCGGCATAAATATCAAATCCTTATCATTCCTGAATCGGTTCATCAATACTTGCTCTGAATCCCAGTTCTTAACAATATCTTTTGAGTATTCAAGATAACCGAATAATGGCTGCTCACTACCATTGTACCCCATTACATCAAATTCACTATTAACCGAAACATTAGCTAACCGAATCTTTATTTTTATGTCTTTATCATTTAGTTTTATTTTCATTGAATATAGTAATTAGTTTCTAATTTCTGTGTGTAGTCATAAGAGCCATCGGGAAAGCTGCTATTATAAAAAGTGAGATGCACAACTATGTACAAGATTCCTTCTTCCAATTTTTGAAGTTGGAAGTTATCTACCTTTATTGCGTTATCTGTTATGTCCTGTTTATCTAGTTTGATATAGTTATCTTCCTTTGTAGTTAATGTAAATAGCTCAATATCAACACCTTTCAAATCATCAATATTAATTAGTTGATTATCAGAATCGTATAATTCAAGGCTGAAAACTAAGTCGTTATTCTTATGGATTATTTTCATCTTCTTCTTTTTGTAATTATGTATTTATTTGAAAAATTGATAATGTACGTGTGTGTACGCACATTCCTTTTTCCATCTCGTACGTCCGCACGAGACAAAAAACTCAAAATTTGATGTTTTCGTTCGGAGGAGTGAAGGGTGGGTTTGGCTACCCCTGGCACTTGTTAAAAAACATTACCCCGCCTACGAATTAACATTTAAAAAATTTAACCAATAGATATTTTATACATCTGATTGTCAACCTATTAAGTTATTATTTAATCATTCTTATTAGCTGTTTATTTGTTCTGTTTTAGCTTATCTTTATTGATGTGTGGGGATGTATCTATAATACGATAGAGTGGCTTATATGGTTTTAAAATCAGTCGTTAAATATTGGTAGTTGATAATGAAAAGATAAACGGAAAGTATTTAGTTATCAATCAGGTAGGAACAAAAAAAGGCTAGCTAAATTAATAGCTAGCCCAAACAGGTAAGGTTAATTAGTAGTACTTACATTCCTAAATCATACCTTTGATTTAAGTAGTTGGCAAATGCGCTGCCCTGTGGTAAGACGTTCGGCAAGTCCATCGAAGCGACTTTATAAAGAGCCGTTGCCGACTGATAAACATCATAGAGAGATAACACGTTTTTTGTCTTGAATGTTAGTAGTAGCGATTCCGTGAACTTACAAATTTGTGATTGATTCAGCGGGTAAACGTCACTACTTATTAATCCTTTGATACTCTTTATTTTGCTATCGTATGCGCACCGAATAGCGGTTAACTCGCCAATCATTTGGTAGATAGTAGCCGTATCGATTCTTATTTGCTTCATCTTGTTTAGTATACTTACATCTCTATCAAATGAATAGTCCTTAATCATTTGGCGAACTCGTTCTATAAAGTCGTTTATATTCTTTATTTTGTCGCTCGTTCCGTATGTAGTGCAAATGTTTTTTGCACCTAAAATAGTCTGATTCCTACACGCATACGCATTTGCACCTATTGCCACCTGTAAACCTTTTTGATTACTTGCTACTACTATATTTGCCACGTGTGTACTATTTGATAAGTCGGATAAATTGATATTAGCAAATACACGATTGAAAGTAACAGCCTTAAACGGTATATTAGTAGTTTGATTCTCTGTTTGATAGGCTTCGCACAACTGTTTGTTAATGCTTATGCCATTACCTAAAGCCTTGTTTTTGTTATCCGCTACAAATAAGTCTTTTATTTCGTAGTTCAAATTATATTCATTACAAATTTTTGTCACTTCATTAATCAATTGGTAGGCGTTTATCTCATTACTCAAATCGCCTTTTATATCTACTATGTCAGCACTTTCTTTTAGTTGTGCTAATGTGATACCCTTTGTTTTCTCAACTTCTGTAAATCCCTGAAAATCAATATTATTATCTGATATTGGATTTAATAGCTGATTTTCGTCGGCTTCGCTTAAAAGAATGTTTTCGACTGTAATTTCGTTATTAATTACTTGTACTTCGTTGTTGCTGGAAAATAAATCTAAAGTTTTCATATCTGTAAAATTTAATTGATTAATAATTATATTTCATATTTATATAGTGTAAAATCAAACTTGCCTTTGATATATTTAGAGTACTTCTTTTCATAGGCTTCTGCTAACTGTTTAATGTGTTCACGTTCTTGTTTCTCTTTGTCAAATAACAAGATACTTTCTTTCAAGTCCTCAATATTTTTTAATTCCTTATTAATTGAATCCTGAATATTGGTAGTTGTTTTTTCTGAATCTATTCTATTATCAGTAAGAGCGATAAACAAATATACATCACGTCTTTTGAGGTAGTAGGAACGTTCTTTGTATGTTAGTTCGTTTCCCCTTTTTTGACTTAACACCAATCTATTTTTATAGTATGAATCTTGGTATATATCATTTTTAATTGCTGCCTGAATAGCAGAAACTAATCTTTTGTTATACACCTTATTATTAAAAGTATTAACTACTTCAATAGCTTTCTGTAAATCTCGTACAAGCTCTTTTGTTAATCTTATACGCTCGTCTACTTGCATTATTAAAAAATCTTTGTCCATAGGCTTATAAAATTAAATTAAAAATTATTTACATCAAATAAACAGTGCCTTTTTGCCTGTTGTCGCCGACAAAGTTAGATGTTAAACGTGTTAAAACGATTTTCTATTAATTTCTCTTTTTAATTTTAATATATCAATTTACTTTTCATT